CATAAATACCGCAACCTCTAGCTCCGCCTGATCGTGAATACAAAGTAGTAGCTCCTCGTTTTACTGATGTTGTACCCCCTACTACACCACATACTTGAGGTGCTTGGAAAGCCCAACAACAACCTCCTGCTCCGCCTGCACCTACAATAACTGTAAGTGTTTCTCCAGGTGTCACAGATATTGTTATGTTGTCTGACGATGTGTAAGCTGCTCCAGCACTACCTGCAAAACCTGCGTGACAGTCACCACTGTGATAACCTGTTGCACCACCACCTCCTCCACCAGACATAATAGGCATACTTAAACTATAAATACCTTGAGGCACTACAAATGAATAAGTACCTGCTGTACTAAACGTTTGAGTACCTACAGGAGGATAAGCCTGTTTCCAAACACCTGAACTGTGTACATAAATATTCTGTACAGTTTTCCATGTACCAGAATCCTTTACGAATATCTCTAAAGGATCTTTAATAGTTCCAGAATGTTTAACAGATACAGTCATACTACTTTATACCAAATGTCTCCGTCAGATCCACCACTAGGACTAGCAGTTGATATTGTCTTAGTTCCTGTTGCATTACTACCTACTGTAAAAGTATTAACAGTAGTTCCTGTCAATGTCCCACCAGTAATAGCTACTGCTGTTGCATCTTGAGTAGCCATAGTTCCTAGATTCTCATTAGCAATAGCTGTAGTTACAAACGCTGTACTAGCAATCTGTGTGCTGTTAGTTCCTGCTGTAGCTGTTGGTGCTGCTGGTGTGCCTGTAAACGTAGGACTATCACTGTCAGCTTTAGAATTAACTGCTGATGCAATAGCAGAATACTCTACGTCAATCTCAGATCCTTTAATAATTTTATTAGGATCACCAGAGGACAATCCATCTTTCTGTGTAAAGTTAGTAGCTTTTGTATAATTAGACATATTTCTTCCTTAGACTGTCTTTCCTGCTTTTACATAAACATCTATCTTTTGTAGCGACAAAGGTGCTGCATTAATTTCAGATTCAAAACCTAACTGTAAGATTGAACCTGAACCGCCTAGATTAGATTCAACTTTGTCAAGAACCAAACCACTAGAAAATTCAGCAATAGCATACTCACCAATGTTGTACTCGTATACATTACCTGTTGACAATGTTTTAGTTATAGACCTATAAGAGTTGACATAATCAAAACCATACTTCAACGCTACTGCCTGACCAACACCACCAATAGCTACAAAGTTAGCTTTCTTTAAAAACTTAACTGTTGTTGGACTACCTAAGTCAAAGTAGTTTGTGTAATACCTAAGACGATAAGTAGACTCGTTATCAATAAACCCAAAGTATTTACCAATGTATCCTTCTTTACCTATCAATAAATCACCTGTGTAAGTAACACACAATGACTTAGGTTCGATACTATCCCAAATAGTTACTCGTGCTGCTCCGTTCTGTAGTCTACCTCTTAGATCAAAACAATACACATACTTAGATGTAGGCAGTGTCAAGATATAAAAAGCATCTTTAGGATAATAAGCAGCTTTGATTCTTTCTTTGTCAGACTCTGAAGCTGCAAAAGCAACAATGTCATCTCTGACGTTAAAAGATATATCGTTAATAGGTGCTGACTTTTCCTGAATAACACGAGCAATACTTCTTACACCAGTGTCAGACAAGAACATTACATCAGTACCAGTATTAACGATACTATCTCTTGCAATACATCCTACGTTAGCAATCAAGTCAACTAACTCTAATCGTGTTACATCAATAGGGTTAGCGTAAACTGCAATGTTTCTCTTACCAAAGATAATTAAGAAACCGTTATGTGCTGCTAGACCTACTACCTCGTCACCATTAGGAAACACATCTACCAAAGATAAGTAACCTGAATCACCAGTAGACAGGTTTGTTCCGTCCAGTAGTGCGCTGAAGTACACAGTCTGTGAGTCGTTAGCAATATCTGCCCACCAAGTACGTCCATACGCTCCTAATACAAAGTTAGGTGTAAAGTCAGAAGCTGACGCATAAGTAGAAGGAACAGTACCAACATCCATTAACCTTTGAAAACCATAACTACCTGTGTGTGCATGACCAGAACCTAACTTGTGATAAACTAAAGGAAGATGACTAGCCTGACACACATAAGCATGAGGACTAATGTCTGGTCCTTCACCATAGACAATGCTAGAACCAATCCAGTTATTATCCGTAATGTTATAAACAGTAGTACCTGTTCCTGCTGCATCTACAACTGTAGTAGTTACTTCTGTTGTCAGCGTACCACTAGCAAAACTAAATAACTTATTGTCACCACCAGCTAATACAGTACCTGTCTCTGGTAACTCAAACAAGAACTCAATGTCATTAGTAGACAAGTCAGTGTTTAAACTACTGTTCTGTTTCTGCCATCCTCGTCTAGCACCGATACGACCAAACTGATCTATGACACAGTTGTATGCTTCTAGTGCGTAACCTGATGACAAGTCAACACTACTCTCTTGTGTGTTTACACCAAGAAAACCTGGTGCTGATATAGTTGATGTCTGTAACGGTTTAGCCATTACGATGCATGCCAGAGATATTCATCACGATACCTACCATTCTCAATAGCAATGTGATCTGCTAGTGAAATATCTGCTAGTGCAGTAGCTTCTTGTGCTGACAGTCCACCATCTTCACCACGCTCTGCTACAGCCAAAGCATAAGCATATTTAATTACTGGTTCTGCTGGTACATCTAGCTCATCAGCATTAACTGCTAGTGCTGCCTGTGGCTTATAGATGTTAAAGAACACATTATAAATACCATCAGGAATAGGATAGATGTCTACCTGTGTATCACCATTAGTATCTACACCATTAAAGTTGTAGTACATTGGTGAACCTTTTTGTGGTGTCTGATTCAAGAACAAGTTGTTCATTTTGCTAAAAGGCATATACTCTAGGAACACATTATCTTCACTATTGATAACATCAATAACACTAAAGCGTTGTCCTGAACCTGTCATTGCGTAGTTAAACAGATCATTAGCAGTAGTAACCGTTAATGTTTCAGACAATGCGTTCCAGTTATAACTATCTTCTACTAATCGTTTAGCATCATTGACAAACTTAGCAATAAGTTTAGAGTAAGGTGTGTCAGTAACAGCAGTTACCTCATCCTCTCTAAGCCTTACTAGTACGTCATTGACAAGTTCTAAGTAGTTCATTTCTTCTTCTTCCTAGCTGTAGATAAGGCAATAGCTACCGACTGTTTCTGTGAGTAGCCTTCCTTCTTTAGCTTCTTGATGTTAGAACCTACGTTCTTCTTACCTTTCTTTAGTGGCATTACTTCTTTGTCTTTCTCATAGCTTTTCGTAAACACTTACCAGCAGCTTTACACTTCTTTGGGTAAGGACAAGTAGGACAAGTTTTAAATGCTGGCATTGATTAGCTCCTATGAATGAAATTGTATTGCTTCTGCTGGTACTAACTCTATTGTTGCTATGTAAGTTGTGCTATTAGTTCCTGTATTCTGTACTCTGATCTCATCGTTTTCTTTTAGTGCAACATGAGCATCAGACAACAAGATATATTCACCAACACCTAAGTTCTTACCGCCAACAATAAAGTATTCAGTTGACGTATGACTGTCGTACCAGTACACTTTAGGAGTCTCATTACCAACAAGACTGATAATGTACATCATGTTCCATAGCCCAGTGTTCTTAGCAGGAACAGTGTATAGCGTATGCTTATCTGCTGTTGTTCTGTTTGCTACTGCGCTTACGGTTCGAGCCATGTATTATTCTTTCTATTGATCCGACAAACCCATTCCATATCTCTTGTGGGCTAGGAAGTAACCACCCTAATACCAACAACAATAAATACCATAAAGGTACATTTGTGTTATTCTGTATTAGGCTATCTACTTTTGATGTATTAATGCTGGTATCAGTCTCTTTCTTTGTCTGATTGACATTAACATTCTCACCCTCAATCTTGGTGTTCTCTTGTTTACCTACGAGTTGCTGTGTATTCTCTTTACCTACTTGAGCATTAGCATTAACATTAGTACCAGACTTACCTGGTAATATAGCCTTTGCTGCTCCTATCGCACTACATCCTTGTATGGATATTATACCACAAAAAGCTATAAAAGTCAAGTACTTTCTATAATCTTTTAGCAATAGCATCTACTAACCACCCCAACGATGCACCAAGGATTAACAGTAAAGCACCAGCACCTTTCCACTTGGTGACAACAGCAGACATATCCTTAACATCCTGACGTAGCTCAGACATCTGACGCTGTAGCTCTTCTACGTTAGCCTCAAGCCTACCTATCTGTTTGTTAATGTCTTCCATTACCATTTCACCTTATCTGCCCAGTAAGCTGCTG